CCAGGACATCGGCAAGGGCGATGAATTTCCAACGACGGTTTATCCCGTCAGCATGGATGCCGCAGTTCCCATCGAGAAATACTGCTCCAGCCAATTCATGGCGTGGCTCTTCTGCTTTGCCACGGGCAAGGCGACGAAGACGGCAGCGGGCACCGGATTCAAGTACGACGCCATCCCAAGCGATCCGGTCGTGAATTGCATCAATCTCCCGCCCTTTACCTGGGCCGAACAGATTCGCGCCGAACCCGACTCGGTGGTGGACCGCGCTGCCATCGGAATGGTAATCAACGACTTCACCATCACCCTCGAGTCGGGGCCGGGGCGCGCCAACTGCCGCGTGAGCGCCAATTGCGTCGGCACGGGCAAGATCGCCGCGCCATCGACGCTCACCTTCCCGGCGCTGACTGCCGAGGACATGCTCAACGCAGCCGGGGCCACCATCAACATTTGCGGCATCGATTACGTCGCCAACGCCAGCTTCATCTCGATGGAGTTCCGCTACAACAATAACGTCCGCTTGGCCAGCGGCTACTATCCCGGCAGCGGCACGCAGAACGGCTTCGCGATCCGGGGCCGGATGGAATACGGGAATCGGGAGTGCTCGCTTGCCTTCGTCGCCCGCGCCGCCAAAGGGTCGGTAGAATTCAACAACCTGATCGGTCGCACCGAAGGCGCTGCTGTGATTACGGTCAACGGCGCCATCATCGGCACGGGACCGGACAAGCACAGCTTCTCCCTCAACATGCCGCGCGGCGTGTTCTCCTCTGTCGTTAACGGGGAGGCGGATGGCATCGTGACGGTCGCCTGCACGTTTACGCCGTTGAAGCCCGTTACCGGGGCTTACATCACGATGTCGGCTACCACGACCAAGGACGCGATCCTCGGTCTGTAAAGGAGGAATCTTCGATGCCTATGCTTACGTTGGCCCTACTCATCCTGGCCCTGATTTGTTTCCTGATCGGGGCCGTCAACGTCCAACCGCCCGGCACGCGGCAGATCAACTGGCCAAGCGCAGGCCTCGCCTTGCTGGTGCTGGTCTACATGATCAGGAGCTAATGAATGTTCGATTCCACCGCGACTATCGTGATCAATGCGCGCACGCCGGAAGGCAGCAAGCAGCTGGAGGTCCGCTGGCCAACGGATGCAGAATGGGCCAGCCGGATGAAGGCGCGCAAAATCCTCATCAAAAACCTGGGCCGCGGAATCCGCGAGACCGTGCCGCCCGATCCCGGCCAGGCCGACGTCGCACTCTACCAGACGATTGCGATCAACGGCGCGCCCTCACTCACTCCCGCCGAGGCCTCCCGCATTCTCGAAGCTATCGGTACGTGCGATGTAACAGGCGTAACCCTGGAAGGCGAAGAAGCGGTCGTGGACCTGCGCGTGGTTTCGGGCGAAGTTCATCACCGTCTCAAATTGCCGTCGACGGATCAGATCCTCGCGTGGCGTCGGGCCGCAGCGCGCGTTTTGGATCTCCAGTACGGCGTGCAGGAGATTCGCGTTACCGCCGAGCCAGGCGCGCGGCTGTGGGACGCCTGCGGCGGTCGGAGCGAGGATTACCAGGGTGCGGTCCCGGCCATCCACAAGGACGCGGCCGTCCGCAGCGTGGTGGACTTCATCGAGCGCGAATTCGCGCCCAAGGCCGACGATGCCAGTTTTTGATCGGCGGGGATTGGCCGGAGCAGCCTTCACCGCGTTTTATCTTCCACCGGATGCTCCGCGAGAAGGACTTATGTCCCTCACCGCCAGAATGCCCGGAAGTGCTGATGGAGAATCCCTTCGCAGGCAAGGACGCGCTGCCGTGTCCACACTGCCCGGTGCAGCTCCTGCGGTCCTATTTGGAAACGCCTGGCGGGCGGCTGATGTCCATCGTCATCGACCTGGATTTCGCGCTTCAGGCGGGTCTGGCGGTAACGCTGGATCAGATCAGCTACCCGGAGTTTCTGCTCCTGCGCCAACTGGTGGAGGAACGTGATCGGCACTCGTCCGAGCAGATTCAGAAAAAGTCCCGACGTTGAAAAACGATGGCCGCCAATCAGATTTTCATCCAGGTTACCTTCGGTTCCGATGCCGCGAACCAGGCCATCACCACGCTCAACCAAAACATCAAGGGCATCGGTTCGGCAGCGCAGGGCGCTACCGCGCAGGCGTCGCAGGGCGTAAAGACCTTCTCGGTCAGCATCGACCAGGCCACGCGCAGCGCCGACGCGCTGGCGCAAACGCTGACGGGCCTGGGCATCGGCCAGGTCGTCAAAGAGCTTCTCGGCATGGGCGACAGCCTAATGCGCATCCAAATGGGATTTCAGAACGTAGCGGGCGGTGCGGGGCTGTGGAAGCAACTGAAGGCGCTTGCGGAGGAAACGGCGTTCAGCTTCCGCAGCCTGGTAGAAAATGCGAACGAGCTTCGGAACGCTGGCGTACCCATCGCGAAAATCACCAGTGATCTGAAGGCCCTCGCGGACCAGGCCGCGTTCGCCGGGGAGGATTCGGAGGGTTTAAGCCGCGCGATCAAATCAATCTCGGAAATTGCCGCCAAAGGTTTCGTGACCGGGAGGGAACTTGCTGCGTTCCGCGTCATCGGTCTGCAACCGACCAAGGAGGTCGCCGACGCGCTCAACCAAAGCATCCAGAAGTTGCGATCCGAAGCCCACCAACTTAGCGCGGAAGGGGTGCTGAACGTCATCCTCGACGCCGCGCGCAGGCAAAGCGCCGGGGCCGCCGCCAGCCGCGCCGAGGTCCTGCCGAGCGCGCAATTCCAACTGCTGAGAAACGATGCCGAACAACTCGCGGGCGAACTGCTCAAAGCCCTGGCTCCATCGCTGATCGTTATCGTGAAGGGCCTTCGCGAGTTGGTCGAGATCGCGCGCGAAGCCGTTGAAGAATTCAAATCATGGCCCCAATGGGTCCGCACCTTGACGGTCGCACTGGTCGCGCTGGCCGTTGCCGCAAAAGCCGCTGCAGCCGCCTGGGCGCTGATGGCGGCGCTTCCTAAGATCGCCACTGGGGTAGAGATTATTTGGGCCACCGTGCAGGCCCTGGTTGCGGAGAGCGCGGCGATTACGACCCTTGGCCTTTCCTCGTCGGCGGCTGTTCCCCAGGTTGAGGCTCTTTCTCTGGCTATGTCTGGCTTGGCGAAGGCCATCGCGGCGGTCGGCGCGTTTTCCGTGGGGTACAAGATTGGATCGGTCATCCGCGAGTTTTTCACTGGCGAGGAGGCCGAATTCGAGCGCCAAAAAGAGATCGTCAAGGATCAGTTGGTTTTTCTGGCAGAGAGCCGCGAGAAACTCGCATCGAAACTGACGGGCCGGGATTTAGCAGCCGCCAGGCCGCGCGCCTTGAAGGATTATTCCGTCGAGCAATTGCAGGCGCAGATTGGTGATTATAACGCTCAGATTGACGCGGCGCGAAGCAAGGTCCGCATCCTGCTGGCCGACGAGGCGCAACTGCAGCGCGAACGCGAAGAGGGCCTCAACATCCTCTCCGAGGCGCAGCGCAAGTATTACCTGGTCGGCAAAGAATCCATCGCCGCTTTAACTTACGAATACGAGCAGCATTTCCGCAAGGTGAAGGACAGTGCCGAAGCTACGGCGAATGTGCGCAAAGCGCTTGAGATCTCAATCGCAACCGAGGTGCGTAAAGCCGAGGAGGAGCGGCGCAAAGATTCCTTGAAGGCAGTCGAGGAGCTACTCGCGCTCGACCGCAAGGTGGCCATCGCCAGGGCCAGCGTCGTGCCCGACGAAACCTTTGCTGGTAGGCGCGGCCTGGCGCAGACGACTGCAGACGACTTTGAGGAACAAATCCGCCGCCAGACCTACTTGCTGAATCAGGAATACGACCGGCGCGCGCAAGCGCAGATCGACGCGTTGCGCGAAATGGGCGGTCACGCTGTACAAATTGCTGCGTTTGAAAAGAACATGGCCGATAACCGCGTTGAGCAGAACGCCATCGCGGACGCCAAAGTCGCCGAGCATCGGCTGCAATCGCAACGGCAGATCAACGAAATCACCCTGGAGCAGGAGAAGCAACTGCGCGACCAGCTGCTCCAGCAGCGCCTGGCGCTGATCGACCAGACCACGTCGATCCGCGCTGCGGCCATCGGGGCGCGCCGGGCGGAAACCGCGCCCGAGCGGCTGCAGCAGATCTCGGATCTTCAGCGCAACACCGAGAACCGGATCCAGGCCACCAGGGACGCGCAGATTAACGCGGCGCATGATGCCTTGCAAGCGTACGAGAGCACTCATGCGGGCTTTGCCGAAGGCATCGCCGAGGAACAGAGGAAATTCGCCGACCAGGCCGCGGCGATCAGCAAGCAGGCCGAAGCCGACATTCAAATCTCGCGCATCGACGCCTGGCGCGAGGGCAACGAAGCCATCCTGGCCGAGCAGCGCCGCCTTTACGAAGGCATTCAGGGCGCGCTTGGCAGAATCTTCGACGCGCTATTTGATCGCTCGAAGTCGGTTTGGGACGCCATCGGCAATGCCCTGAAGACGGCCTTGCTGAACGCAATGAAGTCCATCGTGACCAGCCGTCTGGCGGCGATGTTCATGGACCTTTTCGGTTATGGCAATGTCGCCTTCACCGGGCAGACGGGTGTATATGGGCCTGGGCCGCGTTTCTCCGGGGCAGGAACCCCTCCGACCGCGCCTCCCCCGGTTGCGACCCCCTCTAGCACCCTGCAATGGCTCCTGGGCGGCGCAGGGGCCATAGCGCCGCCAGCGCCACCTCCTCCCGCCGTCTCCTCCAGAGGGTCTGCGGACCGCATGATGGACGAAGGCACGGGCGGGGCCGATGGCGGGGTTTGGAACGAGGTCCCTCCCGTCTATACAGGCGGCGGGGCTGTAAGCATGGCCAGCCGCGCCGCAACCATGAGCGCGCGCATCCGGCAGGCCTTCGGCATCGGCGGGGTCATCACGCGCTCGAATGGCTCGACCGTGCCATGGGCCAGCGCGACGCCGATGGAGCGCTTGCGCAACGTCCTCGGATCGAAAGGTGTCGCAGGCCTGGCCGCGCTTGTCGGTCCCGGACTGCTCTCGCGGGGATTCGGCCAGCCGGGCCTCGGCGCGGCCGCGTCGGGAATTCTCGGCGGGGCGTTAACGGGCTACGGGCTGGCAACCACCCTCGGCAGTGCGAATCCCATCGGCGGGCTGATCGGCGGGGCCGGAGTCGGTCTGATCGGCGCGGGATGGGCACAGGGCGGCGCGGCAGGCCTCGGGATGGATGTGGCCGGCGGATTCATCGGCGGCGCCGGAATCGGCCTCGCCATCGGTGGGCCGTTCGGGGCGGCGATTGGAGCCTTCGCCGGGACGATTGCGGGCCTGGGCGTCGGCATCGCGCGGCTGTTTGTCTCTACCAAAGACGAACAGGTCCGCTCCATGATCAAGCAGGTTTATGGCGTCGATATCACCGACCGCAAGATCCGGCAGCAGATTGCGGATCTGGCGACCCAACGCTACGGCGGCGACATCCGGCTGGCAGTGTATTCCAACGAGGTCGCCGATCTGGTGCGGCTGTATGCGCTCTCCACAGGGCAGAGCCAGGCCGGATTGCCGCGACCGATGTACGGCGTCACGATGGCGCAATCGGCAGCGGGCGGGTTGCAGACGCAAGCCGTGTACTCGGGCGGGGCGCTGGTGGCCTCGCCTTACACCGGAACCACGACCACGGATCTGCAGAATTCGCTCTTGAATCCGTCGGTGTATGTGCAACTGAATCCGCAGCAGGCGCAGAGCTTGTTCGAAGGGAGGGTGACGCAGGTAATCAGCAGCAATCCGGGGACGGTCGCGGCGGCGAACACAGCGGCGGCGCGTTCAGGCCAATCGCGCACTGCGCAGACTAACGCTTTTCTGGAGCCTTTGACGGTGACGCGATGAGGTTATTTGAGGATGCTACTGGCGCAGGATTTCGGCGCGAGAATTCCTTGCTCCAGACACGCCGCTTTTCGCTTCTGTTCATCGACTTCTTTCCGCATCGCAACTCCACGGCCAGCATCGTCTTTAGCGAGTTCGGCCTCGATTGCCGCCGTCAAAGCCTGTTGTATTTTTTCGGTAGCTTCCTTATTCCCGTTAGCTTGGCGGAAGAACGCGGCAAATTTGTAATTCAGCGCCTCAATCGTTTTCCCTTCGGCCATCGCCTTGTCATATTGCGCTTGTTCCAGCGCCTGCTGCGCGGCTTCAATTTGCTGCGCCTTCTTCGCCGCCCGTGCCGATTTGGCGGCTGTTTTCGCGGCGGGTTTGGCGCTGATGACCGGGCCGCTGGTCTGGGCGGCGCAGGCGGCGATGGCTACAAAGAAGCAAATAGACGGTTTCATTCAGTCCATGGTACCGACCAGGACCAGGCCGAGTCGTCGCTATTTCACCCCAACGAAGGTACTAAGAACATAAGACGGGGCCGCCGAAACGACCCCGCCGATTTGTGCCATTATTGGCACCCTTGCCTTACGTTGCCGAGCCTAGCCACACCCGGCCATGCCACGCCAAGCCACACCGGGCCATGCCGAGTCCCGCGTTGGCTAATCTTGCGTAGCCAAGCCCTGTGCGACCGAACGCAGGCGAGCTTATCCGAAGCGATGAGAGGATGTCAAGTTGCCCGGTAACCTGAACCCCGCCGCGCCGACCGATGTCATGCCGTTCGGCCTCTGTTCCCAATTTCAGGAAGAGCTTCGCATCGAGGCGTACACCAATACCTATCCCGATGGGAGCAGCGACCGAGCGCCGCTTCAAACCAACCCGCGGCGATTCTTCAAAATGGCCAGGCACGTCACGGCATCGCAATACACCGCGTTGCGCAATTTCTATAACGCGCATCTGACGGAGGCGTTTTTCTTCTACAATCTGCGCGAGACGCAGCCGCCCTTCACCTGGGACCCGACCGGATCGAGCACCTTCGGGCGCTATGTGGTGGTATTCGACGGCGGCTGGAGCGACCAGATCACGCTTGGCCGTTCTTCC